GTCCACGGCATCTTGGAGGTCTGTTTGCGTCTGGAAGGTGCGCGTAGCGTTCACGTGGCGCGCCAACCTTTCGAGCTCCGCTAAGAGCAAGATTTTGAGTTCTCGCCTTTGGGCTTTGAGGGCTAGGCTCATGCTAAAGCCATTTTGGTATGCCAGCTGGGGCGTCATTCCGGCCATGTGCTCGCGTGGATCACTGAGAAGCCCACTTAAGTGCTGCGTTTGCGTCGAGGTCAGGGCGACGACTTCCGCGTTCTTCACGGAGGGGGTAAAAGTCTTTCCAGGCATTGGTAATGGATTGGTCGATGATTTTTGCCGCTTTCGTCATGCTGTTCGCCGAGAGGCGGTCGAGCTTGTTGAGTGCTCGTTGCTGAGCGTAGATCGTGTACTTGCCTTTCGTGTATGCGGCGCGCTCACGTACCCAGGTGTCCCACAGCTCTCCAAACTCTTTCTCTTCGAATGGGACGAACAGTTTGTTTTCATTATTCTTTATACTATTCTTTTCTTTATTCTTTATACCTCGCCACCCTGGCGATGATACCTCGCCACCCTGGCGAGTATTGGTCGCCACACAGTCGTGGACATCTCGCCACTGTGTCGACTTGGCGAGGCGTCGCACTCCGCTTTTTTCGGCGGTGATCAAGCCCATTGTTTCGAGCTTGGCGAAGGCTCGGGACACCTGGCGCGCAGATATCCCAAGCTCTTCACTCGCTTGCTCGTTGGTCTTGTAGTAACCGCTGTTTGCATTGGTGAAGCTGTCAATTTCAGCCCACAAACAACGCTCCGCCGCCGTGAGCTCGGACGTCTCCCAGATGTGTACTGGGATCCAAATGCCACGGAATTGGCGGTCTGCCATCACGCGAAGGGGTCTTCACCCACAAGCAGGGCTTCAAGGTTCACTTTCAGTTCTGCCACGGCCAGTTGCACGTCGTCGCTCATCTCGCCCGGCATGGGCACCATGCTGTACGTCGTTTCAAGGCCCTCGCCCTTACGGGTGATCTTGAGGTCGTAGTTGACGGGATGCCCAAAATCTTTGTCGCGCGTCAGTAGGTCGAGGCTCTCTTGCAAAGTGCGCTGGGTGATCTCCCACACTTGCGTCACCTTCTCTTCGTAGTTCCATACGGCCACGGCAATGAACGTCTTTGGTTTGTCGCCTGCTCGGTAGTCGGCCTCGGGCGCTTTCTCGCCTAGGCGCCAGCGTACGGGCTTGTTGTCGTTCGTCCATTGGACCTTACCCACCAAGGGCTTGTCGCTCAAGATTCGGACTCGGTTTTGCTTACCCTTGAGGGGTTTGAAGTAACTGCCCGCCTGGGGCTCGTTGAAGTTGTCTGGTAGCCAGCTCATGGTTAAAAATTTGTTTTACGGAAAATGTATTGTTTCATGGCAATGCGGAAGAGTGCGGACGTTGATACGCCCATCTTAAAGGCGAGCTTTTGCGCTTCGTCCCGTGTTTCTTCTTCCATTCTTACGTTGATGCGGACGGGAAATTTTCTCTCGTAGTTCATGTTACTTGTAGTTCCGAGGTCGCCTTGTACCCCATCTGTTCAATTCGTTCGATTCGTGCGCTCCACGTTTTTACGTCTTTGAAAAACCAGCGCGTCGGCAAATTGGTGTCATGCTCAAAATCTTGAAAGAGCGTATAGCCAATGTCTTTCATTCGTTCTGGCGGCGTGTTAATTGCTGTTGGAAGCAATTTGTACGAGCCTTGGCCAAAGTCGTAGGCGCCGCGCTTGGCCGTGCGCGGATCATAGGGGTGATGCCTGTTCATGGTGTTTGATTTGCCAGCGGTATGGTACCACTGTGGTTTTCGTGATGTGTCGCATCCAAGCGTTGTAACAACTTGGCTTGTTGGTGGGCATGACCGTATGGGACACGCCGCAGGGTTTAAGTGTTTGTTTCATCGTAGAAGAGTTACTGTTCCGTTGAGCTCCACCCATACGTCGCCCTTCTTTTGGCCACGCAGCCGCCAGAAATAGACGCCATCGGGCACGTAATACGCGCCGTCGTAGGGTGAGTATGGTAAAGGTTTTATTGTGTTGTTTCCGAGCCATTGTGCGCCTGGTGTGTCTGTTTGCCATACGAGGTTACCCCATCGATTGTACACCTCCATCTCGAACCACAACCAACAGTCGCCAACCGTGTAGGCGCGAAATACGTCGTTCTTGCCGTCCCCGTTAGGCGTGAAGGCGTTGGGGACGTAGACCACGTCATCTTTGCACGGGTCGGGCGTCCACGTGGGGCGGATGTAGATAGGCGGCGGCCAAGGGCAGTAAGGCCCGAGGCTGTAGATGATGATGTTGTTTGCTGGGTCGACGTCTGGGTAAGGCTCGTTGGTGAGTCCAGAGCCGCCATCCAGCGTCATGCTGTCGTTGATTTGGTAGATGCACAGCACCACGCATTCGGCAAACCAAGACCCTTCTTGGATGGCGGTAAGCCAGCAATCGGCGGTCCCGCTTCCAAACAAGGGCACCTCATTTAGCGCGAAGGTGATCGTGTCCCCGCTTTGCAAAATGTTGTCTTCGCCTTGGCCGATGTCGAAGCCTGGGAAGTTCAGAGGGAAGATGAGCTGCGCCCAGTTCGTGCCGGACACGCAGGGGAAAGGTGAGTCAATCAGTGGCGGGTCGAAGGTGAGGCCCAAAAGAAACTCACCGATGCTGTCGGCCTCCGTCAGGCAGTGGCCGTCATTCACTACAATGGTAATTTGGGTACTGATCGGGTCGAACCCAAACAGCTCCATATCGCACTGCGCCCAAACAGGTGCAATGACGAATAAAAGGGTAAGTTGTGCTAGTCGCATACCGCAATTGTACGCCGAAGTGGCATACAAACGGCTCCGAAGAGGCGACGAGTTGTAAACACCTAGATGTGAAAAGGGCCACCCTTCTCACGAGGCGGCCCCATCACTATGAAACAAATATCACTAACCAATTACCCATGTGGCTCAAACATGGAGGCGATTAAAGGTAACACAGCTATCCCACACAAACAAACTGCTTCCCAACTCATTCCGTGGTATGCGATGTCGTAGCACGCCGTGCTGGCGATCATGCCGCCCACCGTTCTCTTGGCGCTCCAACGACGTAAATCGCCCTTGGTCTTAAAAGCCTCGGTGAGGTCAAAGCGCCCCAAGAGTTCGAGAAGCTTAATAGTAGGTCCAGCAGACATCGCGTTTTTTCTCTCCATCGGTGTCGCAGTGGATGAACCCGGGGCCGATACCCACACGATCGAAGCCCGCTTCTATGAGGGCCGCTACAATCAAAAAGCATTCTTGTGGTGTTTGATATGCGATGTCGGCGGCGCACCCTTTCATGTGTGAGCTGTTCGAGCTCGTCTTGTAGCCCGACTGTCTTAAAATTTTGTTATAGTCTTCCGTTCTGTACCCCGAGCTCACCACGAAGGGGATGCCAGCCCGTGAGCGGGCCTCGTCGAGCATCTCCAAAAAGTCTTGGTCCATGAGGTTACCAGAGCCTGGCTCGTCGGGCGAGTCGAACTCTGAATAATTGAACCACCTCACTCTTGGCGCTCTTTGCGAGCCTTAAGGGCTCGTTCCACATTCCACCACACGAGCGTCAGGCCCGCCAAGATGGCCACGGCGTCGTTGATGTATCCAACCATCACGGTGCCCACGTATGTGACGTTGAGAAGGTTCTGTACGTGGTATTTAATCTGGCTCATAAGGTGTCAAGCTTTATCCAGCCGTTGTCAATCATGTACTTTTCGTCACGGATGGTCGCGGTTGGTGGTAGAATAGATTTAAAGGTGAACGCGCGAAGCTGCCACGCCATTGATGTAAGGGCGAAACGTATGTCTTCGGTTAGTTCTGGAAAGAGGGCGGTCAATTTTTCGAGCGTCGCTTGTTCGTGCACGAGAATGAGGTGGTTGGGGTCGACCTGCAAAGCGGCGTCGCCGGTAACCGGGTGGTAGATCACGGGGGCATAAGTGTATACCGCCTCGCTCGGTTCTTGGATAGCTAGGGGCCGCGTCACGTTGTAAAGCTCGCGACTGATGGCCTTCGCTCGCTGTGCGCTGGTCAAGAGTCCCTCTTGCAATATGAGAACGTAATGGGCCATTAGATTGTGTAATATGTCTGAATATCGGTAACGACACCCGTCTGGTGGCCACCGCTCATATCTTCATCAAAAAAGATAATTTCAGCTATGCGGCCATTCCAAAAGCTTGCTGGTGTCGTCGTGTGTGCGCTAGCTCCCACGCGGTACAATCCGCTTCCGTGACGGAGCGGCCCGGTAAGAGAGGTGTGGCCGTTGCTTACGTCGTCCACGAATGCCTCTACCTGTGTGCTCTTGCCGTGTGAGCTGATGACGTAGGCCGTGTTGGCCGCCACGGTGTTGTTTGCCGTGTTGTCCGCCGTACTTGTCCCGGAGGTGTTAAATACCACGCATCGCGCTGTATTGTTAGCCGAACTGGTGCGGAGGTACTGGCCGATGCGTTTATCTCCGCCCGCGAGGCTGTCGTCTTGGTTTAAGATGTGCAGGTTTCCAATGGTGGAGCCGGTCACTACTGCGGAGGCCGCGTAGAAAGCCCCAGCGTGTAGATCGGCGGTAGCGTCAAGGTAATCGCTGTTGAACAACAAAGCTTTGCGCGTCGGCGTCCCGGCGCCAATGCTGTAAAAGACGCTGCCCGTATAGATTTGAGGTTGGGCGCTTACCGTTGTATTTGTAACGTGGTTTCCGTTCGAGCTCTGGTCGTACCACACGCTCACCGTGCACGCCGTGCCGCCTGCAAAAGTGCTGATGGCGCTTTCGTCCAAATCCCCGTCAACAGTGTAACCGATGTCTTGTTCGGTTCCGTCAGCTCGGCGCACACGTAGCAAGCTGCCTGTGTAAGTGCTAGACAGGCGGCGCGTGCTGTAGGCGGCGGAAGCGGTGGTGTAGGTGTCAAGAATGCCAGTAAACGCGCTTGTTTCTTCGTGGGTGATCATGAAGCTGTAACTGCCATGATCTAGAACGCGGCTCATGTATTCTTGAATAAGCACAATTGTTTCCGCCAAGGTGCTGTCTGCGGTTGGCTGTACGGCTGACGGGGTTTGCCAACTACTATCCGACGGCGTTTGCAGGCCGCGCGTTTGCACATATACCTTCCGGTTAATGACGTTACCCGTGGCCGGCGTGTCACCTTGCGAGTCAATGTACCGGCCTTGTCCGTCATTAGTGAGGGTCCAGTACATTTCTTTTGTTTCACTCGAACCGATAACGCTCGACCAATCGTTGTTAAATATTGTGCGGGCGCGGTTGTTGTAACTGTACATCACCTGGTGATCGGGCTTCACCGTTCCCTGGCTAATGTCATTAGACGCAACGTCGGGGAGCCGTCCCGTGTTGATGTAGTCGGTTGTAATACCAATGGCGTTGCGCCCAATTGATCTCAATGTCACATCCAACTCGGATGCGGTCGCTAGCAATTTCCAGTTGATGGCTGCGTAGTAGTTGCCCGTGTCGTTGTCGTAATACCTCGACCAAGGCTTCGGCGTCGTAGCCGTGCCCCGGAGCACTATTTGCCCTTTTTCAACTCGGTGTGATCGCACGTGCAGGGCCAATATCTCTTCCACACAAAGCTCGTTGATTGGTCGTGCTGTTGCCTGGGATTGCGAAACCCAGTTTTGTGACCTTGACCAAACGTTGACGGCTGTTTCCACCTCGATATTACCCATACTTCCCCCAAGTCCGCCGACGTAGGTCGTACCTAAATGCGCCTTGTTTTGGCCTAGCGTGCTTTTCGCTGAATAGTCGAAGTTGTCGATGAGCTCTAGTTGATCGCCGCTCCACTTTTCGGCCATCAAGTGAAACCAATTAATGGTCAACGCTGCTTGTAGGGTGGAGCTGCTTTGGGACGTGGTGTTGTATGCCTCAACTTTGGGGGTAATCGTTAACCCTGTTTTGGCTGTTTGCGGTGGTGGTATGGCAAACCAAAAATCAATAACCCTTGAGCCAGCCTTTGAAGGGGTGTAGAAATGGTCTTCCGTTTGTCCAAGACTGTAGTACCCCGCCGTCGAGCTGTATTCTGGCCCATATGCAATCATGGGCGCGTAGTTGACGTTGAGGCCGTCAAGCATTTGCGCCGCTGCTATTTGCCCGTCGTAGACACTCGCCAAGGTGTTGACGTAGTATTCGCCCACGCCGTCCGGATCCCATTTAATGACAAAACGCAGTTGTAGGCGCCCTAGGTCGTCGTTCTCGTCAATGGTAATGGCACTGTTGCTTACGATAATTCGACCTTGAAGAACGTATCGCACGTCATCTGACTCTGTGTCTATTCCAGAATAGGTTAAGTCGGCGGCTGTGAGCTCGGTTTCGTTTGCCACATTAGTCGCGCTCAATATCGTTGCGCCTTGGTTGGGGTCGCGCGTCATCGTCACTTCTCGCGTTGCTGGCGTAAAGTTTTGACGCCAACTAGCCGCCTTCTGTCGTGTGTCGGCACCTTCAATCTGATAAGACCAGCTGTTAAGAAATGCAACTGTTGCAATTGTTCCAATATGCGTCATTCCATTGCCTGATGCGCTTTGGACGGAAAGGGCACATGGAACCATATACCACCCTACCTGATGACTGAACAAACGGAATTGGTAGGTGAGACACAACGACTGCAACAAATCGTAACAATTGATGTATTCGGTGTCGCCTGCGTCGTTGAGCTTGGACCAAGGGTTGGTGTGGATGCGCGAGCGGTCAAGAGTATTGAATGTCGTTCCCGCTGGGTGCGGGAGCAAGCTGGCGAGTACATCGTCTTCGTTGTATACGTCTTCAATCCATGAAAGCCGGTAATCTGTACCGCCGGCAATCTGTGTGATGAAATCCCAGAGCACCCATTTTTCTTGAATGTTTTGGAACATTTGCAAAACTTCTTGGTACCCTGTGTATGCCGTGCCGTTGTTGTTGAAGTCAACGTTCCGCAACAAGCTGATGCCATCACTTGCAACGATGCGAAAAGAGCGTACAGCACTGTTTTCGTCGATGCTTGTTTGGTCGATTAGAATGGTACCCACCCAAATGGTGTCACCACCCTGCAAAACGTGCAACAAATAGTCGCCGTCTTGCGCGGAAATCATTGCACTCACTAGGTTGTTAAGAGCGGTAAACAAGTCGCTCTGCCATATGGTATTTACCTCGCAACGCGAGTGCACGATACCAGGCAACATGAGCGTGTCGTCTTCCGATTCATAGCTCAACGTGAACCCTGAGGCGTCCAAGCTGAACTCACGCAGGCTGTCGGTCCCTGTGTCGTTGTGAACGATACGGACTTCGTATTGCTCATTTGTTAGGCTGCGCCCGTAACCTCGTGCGTAGATATAGCTCATGCGTAGCGATTGCGGCTATTGTTGGTGCGACTGTTGCTCAAGTAGATGTCGTTGCCCGAGATACGGCCAAACACCTCCACCTGGTTGCCGCCCATCATGTCTTTAAGCTTGGAGAGCGGCGCGATTACCTCCGGATCTACGCGAGCGTTTGGGTTGTCGCCGATTAGACTCATTGTGGGCCCAAAAGCGAGCCCCCCTTCGGCGAGGGCTGGAATTTGCACTCGGTTCATTAGCCCAATACCTGCGCTCAACATAGCGGCCATTACAATGGGATACGCTGGGCCTGTACCGGCGGCAGCTTCTGCACTGTTCTGCAAAATCTTGGCTTTCGTTTGTGCCAGGTAAGCGATAATCACTTGACGCGCGACCATGACCATAGCTTGCCCGAAGGTCATAGCTTGCTGGGCCGCATTGCCGAAAGCGTCTGCAATGGCGTTGCCCATATTGTTTGCGGCGATTGACACGTTTTCTGTTTGTACCTGGACATTTTCTAGCATACTGAAAAATTGGCCCATAGTCATACGTGCCTGCCCCGCCGAATCGCTCCAATCGGTAATCGCGTGTCTTGCCTCGTTCAGGTGGGGCACGCTGTTAGAAATCGCCCGATTCAATCCCTTTTGGCTCTCCGTGTTGGCAATCGCCTGGCGGTTCATCTTTTCGAGGTCCGCCAGCAGGTCGTTAACGCTTACCCCCACAGTCCCAAACTCGTTGCGGAAGTCGACGAGCTCTTGCGTCATGCTGTCGATGTCCGCTTCGGCTGCTCTCATCGCCCCAGCCAAGACGTTAAACTCTTCGATTTGCATACCTGCAAAGAAGTGTTCTTGAGCAATCTCGGCTTGAGTGTATAGGCCAGAAAACTCTTCTACTGTCTTGCCATATTTCGCCGCAATTTCAATTCTTTTGCGCTCCATTCCCAACAAATCGCGTTGGCGCTCTGCAATGGCTTGGAGCTGTTCCGCCTCCGCCTCTTGGACAGCCTGTTGGCGCGCCTGGGCTTTGATGCTTGCGGTGTAGCGATCCGTGGCCGCCGTCAACAGGTCGACCGTCATCGTGGCGTCTTTGAGGTGGCCGTAGTACCGTGGGCTAATCTGTTGGAGGCGTTGCAAGATTTGCTCTTTGCGCTCCATAGACGTGTTTTGCAATCCGAACTCGTAGACAAGCGTCCGGACGTCGGCGATGTTTTGGGCCGCTGCGGCGTTGGCGTCACGTTGTGCGTCGTTGAGACGGTCTTGGATAGTCACCACCTCTTTGCGTAGCGTCGCAAACGTCGTGATAAGGGCCGTCAGGGCCGCCACGGCGATGCCAATACCACCGCCACCAATTAGGCTTGTGATAAGCTTTAGTTGCGTGACGATTTGCGGCAAAAATGTGATGACGGGGCCGATAGCCGCCGCGAGAAGGCCGAAGTTCACGATAAGGTCGCGTATCCCTGGGTCAAGCTGCGACAAGCTTTTGCTTAAATCGGTGACAATATCCAAAGCCTGTGTGACTCGTGGCATTATTGTTTCGGCCAACTTGGCCAAAGCTATTTGCACGTTATCCATTGCCGTGCTCAATTTTCCGGAGGCTGTTTGAGAAAGGCGCTCCATAGCTCCCTCGGCAAATCCACCTTCTTCGGCAAAACCTTTCAAAACTTCATTAAACCTGCGCACGCTGACGGCTCCCGCGCCCAACTTGTCGGCAGGCAACCCCGTGGCCTCACTCAACGCCTCGAAGATGGGGATACCACGCTCGGCCAGTTGGTTCAAGTTTTCGAGCTCCACTTTGCCCTTGGCGTTGACCTTGGCAAAGATGGCCGCGATCTCGTCGATGCTCACCCCGGTGGTGGCGGCGATGTCGCCCAAAAAGCGAAGCTGGTCGTTTACCTGGTCGATGCCCGTCCCGCTTGCGATAAGTTGGCGGGCGCTCTTGGCTACTGCCTCAATTTGGAAGGGCGTCTTGGCCGTGAACTCGTTGAGCTGCTTCATCATGCCCGCCGCCTGCTCCGCGCCTCCCGTGAGGCTTACGAATGACGTTTCGAGCGTTTCTAGGTCAGCGGCGCTTTTGATGGCCGCCGCACCCACAGCCAAAACGGGCAGGGTGATGCTCCGCGACATACTTTCGCCCAGGCGCTGAAAATTGGACGTCATAGAGCGCATATTGCGCTGGACGCGTCCAAGCTGCCTGTTAAGGTCGCGCGTATCTGCGCCTATTCGTACAACGAGATCACCGAGTGTCGCCATCTTTCTTTTTTGCTAGTGCTTTTAGCGTTTGGAACCCCGTAGAGATACCGGGGCCTTCGTCAACTTCCCACGGAAAGGTTGCCAGGTCTTTGGTGCGTATGCTGGCGCCTTTCTTTGTATGCACGTTAAGCAGTAACGCGGTTTGCCATCGCACTCTCTCCCAATGGCTCCGGTCAAAGAGCTCTTGGGCTTTGTAGCGACCGCGCACCGCGTTGCTGAACTCCCGAAAGGTCAGGTCATAGAGTGAGCCGGGGGTGAGGCCGAGAAGCCCCAACCCCAGCTCTTCTATTTCATCCCATTCAAGTGCGCTTCCGTTTCTACCTTCTTCGGCGTTTTTTTTTCTGGGTTCATTGACTCTTCAATGATGCCTACCACAGTGGGCAGATCGCCAACCTCGATAAGACCCAAGAAATCTTCCACGCCTAGCTCGAACTTCATACCCTGACGCCGGCAACCTTCTTCCACGAAGTAATACAAGAGCTCGGGCATGGCCGTGACGTCTTCGGCGTCAATTTTGGCCACCTTGTTGCCTGTTGCTCGTTCGTAGTTCCGCCAAGCGCGCATATTAGCGCGGACCGGAAAGGTTTGGTTGTCTAGGGTAATCGTCATGTGTTATACGGGGCTAGTCCAGGTGATGTCAGAAACGCACTCCATCGTACAAGTATACGTCGCGTTATCTTCCACACCTGCGCTCAACTCCAAAGAGGTGATGTAAGCTTCGAAAGTCAAATCGCCGTCGTCGGCCACAGGCGAAGGGGTTCCGCTCGTCCATGTGACGGACTGCACGAGAACGTCTTGCTTCGTGCCGTCAAGAAATGCGGTCATAAGCTGATCGTAACCGTTGGTAGCGTCGTCGGCGTACATAGCCGTGAAGTTGACGGTAAGGCTTTTCAAGCCTGGGAGAAGGGCGCGATATCCACCGTTGTTTTTGGTGGTGGTGTCGCGTGTGTCGGTTGAAGCGTTAACGCTCAAGTCTGTGACGTGATCGGCCACCACTGGGGTGCCTGCGTCGTCTGCGAAGTAAATCGTAATGTTACTTCCATTTCGAATGCCTGCTGTTGCTGCCATTGTTATGCGTTGTTGGAGGGTTTCTTGCGGTCTGCAATGATGAGATTAATAAGAACGTCGAGATAACCAAATACCTGATTATCGCGCTCGGACGGAGTGAGGTTAACAATCACCTTCAAAAGCGCGAGAACGGCCAAGGTGAGCTCACCCCAATTTTCGGTAATAAATACGATTGGGTCCATTATCTAATAATTCTGATTGTGTAGTCTTGGATGGCGATGTACAATTTTTTTTCGGTGTTGATTTCCGCCACCTCGTTCGTGTACTGGATAGAATCCACTACCACCTCGCCTTCCGCCACGTCCACTGTGATGTTGGACCTGTCGAGGGCGGCGCGCACCTTATCGGCCAGCTCGTTGGTGTTGGCGTATGTGGTGTTAATGCTAAACACCTCCACTTGGGCTTGGTCTATGGGTGTGCCGTTCTTGCTGTCGCTGGGGCTGTTGCTTACGATGCTGTACACGATAAACGGCGCTTGTGCTCCCTCGGGCGCTTGCTCGGGGAAGACTCGTCCGCTGATCATGGCCTGCACGGCGCTGTCGCCAGTCAAAAGGGGGTGTATGGCTAGGCCTACTTTCATGCCTGCTTAAAATACGCCGAAAAGCGGCTTTTTAGTAGCTGAAAATGTAACTGTTCCGACCGTGCTTTGGTCGCCTTCATACCTCGGTCAAATACGCCGGTGTTGGCCGTCGTTTTCTTCTTTCCGAAGCTGTCGCCGCCCTCTACGATGTGCGCGAACCAGCCATCTGAATAGGCGCCCGTTTTGCGCTTTCCGATGTTGTTGGTGCGTGGACCGGCCAGAGAGTTAATCGAATTCTTGTTTGGTTGCCACACGCCCAGGCTTCGCCGCAGTTGGCCGCGCTTCACCAAGATGTCGTCGCGGTCTTTAAACTGCACCAAGATGTCGCGCTTGAAGTCTTTAATATTGCTTCTCAAGTTGTCGTTGTAGACGTCGCCTACACGCTCGGCAATATTGACCAAGGCTTTGTGGTCTTTCTCGGACCACAGCGCAAGCCTTTGAAGCTTGTTCATGACGTTGGCCAGGCCGTAAACCTCAACCTTCGTCTTCGTGCTCGTAAAACGTGCCATCACTCGGAAATAACGCGTTCGGTAATAAAGTGCAGCTCGTTTTTACGTCCCACCTCTTGGATCGCCAAGATGTTGTACGTGTCAGAGCCGTAACGAATCGTGTATTTCGGGGTAATGGCCCGCGTGGTAGACGAGCTCCGGACGCGCCAGGTGACGGCGTTCCGTGTTGTTTCTTGCTCCGTCTGGACGCTATTCGAGGCCGCCTTGTTGTCCAGGGCAGCCCAAACCGTGGCGTAGTCTACGCCCGTGCCGTACACCTCGCCGTAACTGTTGGTTGCGTTCGAGGGCGCCACAAAGGTGATGCGTCTATCTAAAAAGCCGATGTTCACAGACGGTGGTCGATAATGCGTTCGACATTCAAAAGCGATTGCACGCCCATAGGCACCTCGGTAGGGTTGCCCATGACTACGGAACGGCGGTTTTCGTACCAGTGGGCCACGAGCATACGTACCGCGTGCTTCACGTTAGGTGTAGGCAAAGTTCCCACCGTGGCCGTGATCGCGATTGGCATAGCGTTGTACAGCTCCAGCGTGGGGACGTCGTGGAAATAGATAATACACGTGTTGTCCCGCACCTTGCCGAGGTAGTACAGTGACGTGTCGAGCGTCTGGGTGTCGCCGTTGCCGTCTTTGTACGTGATGCTCGAAATGGTCTTTACCGGGCCATACGCCAGCGCGCTAGCTCGGAAGCTAGGGAGGTAAAAGATAGCCGTCCCGTCGGTTGCGAAGTGGCGGTTTGTGTAGTCACTCACAAACGCGCTCGCCGCGTCCAACAGGGCCGTGATCGTCGTGTCTTCGTCGCTGTGGTCAACGCGAAGAAACTCTTTCATATTGGCGAGGGACACAATGTCTGTGCCGCTCACGTATGCGGGTCGTGATACGTTCATGAGAGAAAAAAATGGAAGCCCAGCCCAATCGCCAGGCTTCCAAGTTTAGTTATTAGGCTGCGGCCTCTACGTCCGTGCAGATGCTGATGGCTTTTGCGTTCGTCACGTCGCAGTCGTAGTAGCGGTTCATGTGGATGTTCATCTCGCCCGACACGGCCAAAGCGCCCGCTCGGTCCACGAAGATGTCCAAACCACCGAACAACGCCATAACGGCTGACTGTGCGAAGTTGGCGAAGATGATTTGCCCGTCGTTTCCGCTGTTGGTGTCGGCTACGTGTGGAGTCTTGTAGTACTGGTAGCCTGCAAAACGTCCGCCCTCGTGCAAGGCCGAAACGCTGCTCACTGCCGCCACGCTACGCGAGAGCTCCAACGCCTTGGGTGACATCACCCACACCGCGCCGTCAAGGTTGGCGTAGTTGGCCAAGAGGTCTTTTTCCATCGTGTACACCAAAGCGTTAGTGAAGTCGGTAGAAGCGCCGGCACTGCTGTTGTCCGTCACGCCAGAAGCGCCCAAGATAGTAGCAAAGAATGCCGCGTCGATGCGCTGGTTGATACCGTTGTTCAACTGGCGTGCGATGTAGTCGTCTACGTTACCGCCCTGGAGCATCAACTGCTGCGTGAGTTGCGTGTAGTAAGACGCGCGGCGTGGAGTCAACGTCACAGAGTCCAATTCCAAGCCCGAAGTGCTGTTGTTGCCACCTTCGGCGATGTCAGCGGACAAAGAAGGCTTCACCTTCGTCTTTGGGAAGATGAGGTTACCCGTTGCGCCCGTGATCACCGTTGTGCCCACCTGCTCGGCCACAGAGGGAGCCCAGAGGGCATCGACGCCTGACTGCACCAACGTAGGCACAAAGGCAGAACCCGAGCCCGTCGTGGCTGCGTGCTCGTCGGCATCACCCAAAGCACGCTTTTGCGCCTTTTGTGGTACACCCACGTTTCCGCTCATCATTACGCCGGCCTTGTTAGCCTCGGNGCGCGTTTCTTGCAACCATTCGGCTTCGGCGCCTTCCAATTGCTTGCCCTCGTAGGCGTCCAAGATGGCGCGCGAGAGAGAGAAGCGGCGGTTCACGCGGTCAATTTCTTTTTGCTCTGATTGAGCAACAGTACCCATCTGGGCGCTGCGCGCGATCATTTCTTCTTGAGCTTTGCGGCGCTTCATGCGCTCGTCCAAAGATTCAATTTCGGTTTCGAGGTAGTCGCAACGGCTACGCTCTTCTGCGGTCAATTCGCGGCCTTCTTTGTCGGCAGCTTCAACCAGGGCCACGTGCTCTTCGTAGTGCTTGGAGCGAAGACCCTTCATGTCGTTAATCGTCATGGTCTTAAAATGTGTGTGTTTGCTTTCGCGTTTCTGTGTATTCTTGGCAGGTTGCGGAGCTTTGGGGGCTTCGGTTACCTGTTCGGTTTCAGGTTGCAGATCACGGGCCTGGACCGTGGCGGCTGCATACGCTGGGTATGTCACGGGTGACACATCCAACAGTTGCCGCACCTTGTCGACACTTCGTACCGTGCGCTCTTCGTTCCAGCTCTGCTTGTCAATGGTAAAAGCAAAGCTGGATTGGCTGATGTCGCCACGCTTCACGCTTTCGTAAAAGTCGCGTGCGTACGATTGTCCGCCGAGCTTAACACGGTATTTCAAGCCTCGTTCGTCGCTTGAAAGTTCCAACGTGCCGTTAGTCGTTCTCCCCAATACCAAGTTAGGGTCGTGGTTGATAAGGGCGCGCACGTCGTTGTCCATCACGTCGTCGAAAGCGCCGGGGCGGATCACCTCGCGGAATGGCCCCAAGTCGGTTTCGCTGTTGTAAACGGCTGCGTAGCCCTCCAAAATCATTTCGTCGCCGTCAGCGTCGCGCACTTCGATTGTGCCCATCGTCCGCTTCTCGGCGTCTTTATGCTGTGGGTTGTTCTCCATCTGAACTTACTTTGTTGCTGTATTCGTCGATTTTGTCGAGAGCAATTTGGTTGATTTGGACCAAATGCGTGTCGCCACCTCCCTCGACGGGGTTAAGCCCTTCGCGCTCCCTCACCTCGTTGATGCTCATAACCCCGATTTGTGTCATCTCCCGGTAGAAGGTGGCGCGGGCGGCCATATCGCCGCGGTGGAGGTCGTTAAGCTGGAATTTCGCGTATACGTCAGGGCGCTCGAAGCTTTGGATAAGCTTCCGGTCGATTTCTTGTTCGATTCGCTTTGTCCAGGGCACAATGGTGTGGCGTGCAAACATCAAATTCTGTTGCTCCACGTTGTTGTACGTCGTCTGGCTCGGAAGCTGGACCAAAGAGGCCGGAACGCTAAAAATGCGGCAAATCTCTTCCGCCTGGAATTTGCGCGTTTCAATAAACTGCGCTTCGTCGGGCGTAATGGTGATACGCTGGTATTTGAAGCCAAAAGGCAACAATTTCGTGCCCGCATTCATGCTCGATTGGTTCCACGAGCTCTGAATCACGTCCATCTGCTCTTTCCGAAGCGGCTGATCTGATGCCAGAACCCCGGTCATTTGGCCTTTCTGGCCGAAATATTCGCTTCCAAAGTCTTGAGCAGCTTTTGCAAGGCCCATATTCTCGCGGTGCAAACGGATTGGCGACATCCGGAACATGTTGCAGATTTCGAGCATGTTTTCCGGCATAACGACCCCGTAGTCGTGCACTTTGTAGTATTTCTCGCCATTGTTTTCGCGCATCTCAACGTCCGAGTAGTGCACTAGACGCATTTTCGTGGCGTAACCACGGTTGTCGCGCTCGATGACAGCGTAACCGCATCCGTACATGAGAGCCGAGGCCACAATGGTTTCCCAGAACTCGTAAGCTGTGTTCTCTTCGTTGGGGTTGTTCACCACCAGGTAGGCCGGGTGGACGTTGGCGAGGTCTACGTTACGACCATTACGCGTGTAGACCTCCAAACCAAGCCCCGCAATCGTGCTTGCAATCTTGTAAATGCAGGCGTATACCGTGGAAATAGAAAGGGCCGTTTGTTCCGTGACGGCCACGCCCGAGGTGGCGCGGGGCCACATCTCGAAATGCTGGCTTACCGTCGTGTCTTGGTACGTCGCGCCAGCTCTACGGAACAATGAGCGGGCGTAGTCTGCAAGTGTGGCCATACTTTGCGGTTGGGTAAAGAATATAGCGAATTTTGGTTACAAATCCAAGATATCGAACACGAAATCTTCTTGGCCCAGGGTGTGGCAATATTCGTTCATGGCGATAATGGAGGCAATCACGCCGTCTACTTTCTTGTTCTCTTGCTTCTCTTTGGTGACGCGCTTGTTTTCGTTCACGTCGGTGTACACCACAGCGCACCCCATTTGCCACCTCAAGCAACGGTTGCCGCCGTGGATCACCTCCCCGCGCATCACCGCCATCTCGAACTCTTTGGTAGGGCCGTTCATGGTCGTGATGTTTTGGGCCATTGGGTTCATCACCACGTTGTCGGCTTCCAACTCGCTCACGATGTACGTCGAAAAACGGGGGTCGTAACCAATTGACCTTACGTCGTACTTCGCGCACTGTTGTACGATGTAGTCTTTCACCAATCGGTAGTCCGTGACGTTGCCTGGCGTGATCGTGATGTCCCCTTCGCGCTCGTAAGCCAGATAATCGATGCCCGCGCTTAATTTCTTGGTGTGTGCCTTCTCTGAATTGACGAACTGATGAACCAAGAGATAGAAACAGCCGCGCACATCGTCACGGAAGAGAAGAGCGAAGGCGGTGAGGTCTTGAGTAGAAGCAAGGTCAAGGCCGCCGTAGCATGGAAGTGTAGGTAATAAATCATGCGGTATAGGTTCGTTCCCCTTCATCCAGATGTCGTCTGGAATCCAAGCCGTTTCTGCACTCGTCCAAATATTGAGGTGGAGCCGTAAAAAGCTGTTGACCATTGACGGGTTGGCTTTGGCGTTCTTTACGGCCTGCTCGAAATAGCCTTTTTTGCAAATAGAGCCGTAACCGGGGTTGGCCTTCTTCCACACCTCTTCGTCTTGCCAGTCGTCGTCAGGGTCGGCGCAGTACAGCACCGGCAAAAACGTGTCGTCTTCAATTACCCCATCTCTAACCTTCTCCGCGTATTCGTGGAACTCGTAACAGATGCTGGACCGGTCGTGGCCGGCGGTCGTAAGGGCGATAAACAACGGTTGCCGCCTGGCGCCCATCGACGTTTGTAGTACGCGGGTCAACTCGTCATTGGGCTGGGTGTGGAGCTCGTCCATAATCACCGCATGACAGTTCAACCCGTGCTTCGTGTATGCCTCCGCCGAAATGCTTTTGTACCACGAGCTCCGCGCGGGAAACTCAATCATGTTGCGCGTCACCTTGGCCCGCTGGCGCAGGTGGCGGTTGTTGGCAATCATTTCTTGAGCGATATGGAAGACAATGTTAGCTTGGCCACGATCTCCGGCAGCGGAGATAACCTCCGCGCCAGGCTCGCCATCAGCAAACAGCATATACAGAGCAATAGCAGCCGAAAGATTCGACTTGCCATTCTTCCGTGGAATCTCAACGTAACAGGTCCGATACCTCCGAAGGCCGTCTTGGTCTTTCCACCCAAATAACGGTCGTATGATATCGTCTTTCTGCCACGGCTCCAACAGAAAAGGCGTACCACCCAGCTCGCCTTTGACGTGCGTACAAAACTTCTCGATGAAGTCCACAGCCTTTTGCGCCGCCGCCTCATCAAACCAATACTTACCCGAAGATATCTGCGTGCTCATCTTGTCCAGGCTTTCCCTCCCCGATCCAGTTTTCCAGGCGCGTAATGATTATTTGTTTTCGGTGGCGTGCCTCTTTGAGCTGTTGCCACTCCGGGCGCATACGTGAGTAGGTGTCGCCCGACTTCCCGATCACCTGGTAACAGGTTCCGTGTTGGTCGCAGTATGCTTGCAAGTCTTGCTCTTCGATAATCACGCAGGCGAGCGTGTAGAGCAATTGGCATTGGCCAGGCGTCAGCTCGGTGCGCGCCTCGTATTGGTTCAGAAGCTCGTTGTACTTCTTGGTCTGTTGTACCGTCATGTCCCTTTCGGTTTTTTGTGCCCTAACCCTACGCCTGACTGCGGCGGGGATGTAGGTGCGGGTGCGTAAAGATTTGGAAGGGGCCTACCCCCCAGCGGATCGTGGAAGTAGCG